CTCACTCTTAATTCATGCAGTACGTTAGTACCAGCAGGGTTAAGCGTCTTAACTTCTACCACGCGATAAGTCACACTGTTAAAAGTAAAGGTATCTGATACGTCAGGCGTGACAGTCGTTGCTTGCATGATTACCTTGCGGTCTTTAGCCTGTACCAGTGAGCCTTGCGTGTTGGTTTCATTGGCACGATAGTTAAGCAATACCGCTTTAACTGTGTAGCTTGTTTCTGTAATTGTGTTGCTACCTGTTGCAGGATCGTAGCTACCCTCGGCACGTTTAACCAGTGTGCCAGACGCGCCAAACTTGGTGATTAACTTTAACGCTGTGGCTGCTGATTTGGCAAAGTTGAATGTCATGCTCTCACCACTGTGCGAGATACGCTTGAACCGCTTAAAAATGGTGCTAGTAAGCGATCTATTGCTGTGTATCTTGGTGATTGTGGGCTGTACTTATCATACTCTATTTGTAAGACATCTACTTTTTCCATGACAACGCCCTGTGTTAAATCAGGCAATAGTTCACCTGATGCCGCTTTGAGTGCTAATTCAGCACATGCGTTTTTAACTTCTGTTGGTACTTCGTCATCTGGGTAGTATGAAAAGTAATTAAGATAGCCAGCGTCTGTACGCTCCACTTCATTACGAGGCCATGACAAAGCTTGTGTTTCACTATGACGATAACCAAGCCAACGTAAGCGATAAGCCTGTTCCATGTAATCAGTAGCTTTACGCAAGCACTGTTCGCGCACTGTATCGCTTGCTAGTGCCGCCCACGCTGCGTTACCTCTGTTCGTATGGTATGTGCTGGCATCGGCTACACTGATATAGCTTTCAGCACTTGCACTGCCTGTACCTGTTTCAACGACCAATGCCATGAATATTCCTTAGTTGATGCAACTTGTTAAGCAGTAAGCCCTCTTTTAAAAGGCTTACCACTTACTAAGCTATTAGCCTAATAATTGCGCCACGTGTTGTGGTTTCCATACCTTGCCACCGTACAGGCATGACACTTCAATCATTGCCTTTTTGTAGCCTTTGTACATTGAGATGTCATATACCAGACCTGAGTATGGGTCTTGCACAGTCATCACGTCAGCTGCAGCGTCACCGCCAGAAGGTACAGCAACAGGGCGCACTACTAGCTCGATTGCTGACTTATGGAATGCTAAGTTAGCCGTTGCAGCCGCGCCTACTGTTAAAGCTACCGCAGATGCCGCCAATGCCTTTTTAAGACCTGGCTCTGCCAACACTAAAACGCCTGGAGCAGTTACACCAGTAGCTACTACATACTTATTGGTATCGCCAGCAAATGTCACAGTGTCACCAGCCAGAATAGTGCCCGTACCAGTGATTAATGTGATTGATGTAGAACCTACTGCGTAGCCAGTAGTGTTTGATGTGTAGCTTGCGCCTGTACCAGCAGTTGTGCTTACTGGTGCTGCTGATTCTTTCAACATCAAGCCTTGCAAATCAAGCAATGTGCCTTGACGCAATAAACGATCTGAGCCGTTTTCGTTAGCTTTCTGCAATTGCGCCAAGTTACGCAATTTAGTACCAGCCAGTGTGTTAATTACCAAAGATGACATACCATCATCAGCAGGGCTGCCGTTGTCTACCAGAATCTGACGCATTTCAGCAACTTCATTGAAGTTTGAACCAAATGGAGTTGTGCCAGCAGTACCGTAAGCACGTGAAGCACCTGCACGACCTACACCCCAGATGTATGACTCAATGGTGTTGTTAATAGCGCGGAATGCTTGCTGAATCTGGTCACCGTAGATGGTTTCAAAGCCAGAGCCGTTATTAACGTGCTTGATGTCCTCACCAGTCCAAGGGATTTGAACAGATGCGAAGCTGTCAACAACCAGTGTTTTGTTGTCAACTGTCTGATCCGTACCCTCTGGGATTGTCATACTTGGTGCGTATGATGTGTTCACTGTTGGAGTGCGTGTAAAGTGTGAGCGAATGTTGTCGCCTTTAGCGGCGCGTTCTGATGCGTCACCGTTGATTGTGATTGAAGGAATCACGCCTACAAGTTCACGACCTACTACGTCAGCAGCCTTATAAATATCAGCCGCTAGGTTGGTTAAAGTATTAGCCATTTTTTATCCTTAAAATTAAATTATTTATCCATCAATGACTTTGCCGCCTGCTTTAGCGAATGAGGCTCTAGTGCCATGATCTGCCGCATCGAAAGCTGTACGTGTCATTGTCTTGCTGTTACTGTTGTTATTGCCACCACCGTTAGCACCACCACCGCTGTTATTTTCAGCAGATACGAAGTGCTTACCAGCATCTGAACCTGTCCACTCTTTTACGAAGTCACCAATCGGCTTATCACCAATCAGTGCAGAATATTCACCGTTCTCAGCTTTGATAGTGGCTTGCATTTTGAGCAATGCCTTTGCAGCATCCATGAGTTCAGGTTTAACACGAGCTTTGGCTAGGTTGTCAGTTAAGTTCGCATCGAGTAGATACTTGGTTAGAGCACCATCTTTTTCAGTCAGTGATTTACTTAACTTTTCTGTGTCGGCTTTGTATGCCTTTTCAGATTTGCCTAGCTTGTCGGTCAATTCAGCAACTTGGGTTTGCAGATTTGCGTATTCTTCAGGGTCAATGTCAGCACCTTTGGCCTTGGCTTTCGCTTTGGCTAAATCTGCCTTTAATCCCTTGGTTGATTCTGATAACGCTTCTACTGAACCGAGTAGCTCGTCTAATTTTTCCTGTGTTAAATCTTCTAGTTTCATGATGATTGCTTTCTAGGCACTGCCTATTATCTTTGAGCTACAAGCTCATTTCTGCGTGTCACTGACACATAAAAAAAGCCCCGAATGAGTACAACTCAGACGAGGCTCGGTAAAACTTTAAATTTGTTTATTCCATTAGTACTATTCGTTTATCCCAATCGCAAAACTTGCATATGTTTTGCGTTATATTGCCAGTGACTAGCTCAATATATGATCTACCACCGCATACAGGGCACTGTAAATTTTCTTTTGTCTTTGTTTTACGCAATGCTGCCCGTGTACGCTCTTTAAGCGTATCAGGTGCTTTAGTGCCTTGAATTAGTTTAAGTTTCACTCTATAACTATAACCCTGCTTTTGTGAATGCGCTACTATCTCGTGCGCGTAATTCCTCAATAGTATATTCGTGCCCTTGCTTAGATATGAACTTCGGCAGGTCTAAGCCGCCATCTCTAAACAACTTGGCTTTGGTCACGCCTAAAATATCATCTTGACGCGCTACACTTTGTTTTTTAAGCCATTCGTTATAGCTCATGCTTGCAGGTATCTGACCATCTAACGAGGCTCTCGTGCTTTCGTCTGCCTCGTCTGCCGCAATCCCCAATTCTCGCCATGTTTTTAGCACTGGCACGTAAAGACTTCGGCAATTAATATGCGCTGGTATTGCTGGCTTTGGTTTTCCTAAGCCATAAAAGTTACCATCACGGCTACTGCACAATAATGTAGTCCTTGCGTCAATAGTCGAGGTATATCTTACGCCTTTAACAATATCGTCATTATCATTGTACAAAGCTTCACGCGCATAATTGCTGGTATGGTTTATCGCTGTTCTAACAATCGCCTGTGCATCGCGTCTGCTAATATCAAGTAAGCCATCAGTATAATTTAATGCTTTCGTGCCCCTGATACGCTTAACCATATCATTAATGGTCTGACCCTCTACATATCCGATACGGATAGCATCCCTAATCTTAATGGCGCGTGTCTGCTCTAGTCCACTCATCCAATCCGCAAGTAATTTTCCTTGGAATGGTCGGCTTAAAACGGCAGCATACACTTGACCAGCTTGAACCGATGCGAATTGCACATTAGCAGGCAATACGCCTTTTATAATTGCTTCCTGAAAGTCCAGCTCATACGCTACAAGCTTGCTAAGCTCGCTATTTAATTCAGTTGATATACTTGCATACACTTCACTATTTAAACTGCGTACAGACGCTAATACAGCTTGCAAACGTGCTACATTAAATTGACTAGGCGGTAACTTTTCTAATGCAATAGTGATTTGTGCCATTAAATCAACATCAACTCGATTCAATAGCTTTAATATGCGCCTGACTACGTTGTTGCTGTACCCCTGCAAATCAATCTGATGCGCTATTTGCTCGTTAAGTAAAACTTCATTTGCGCTGGTCATTCACTTAACACTGGCTCTCTGGTTTCCAGCCTGTCCTGTTCTTCTTCTTCCTGCACTTCTTCGCGGATAACTTCACCCTCTTTGAGTTTGAAGAAGTAAGTATTGTATGAGATAGCACCTGTCAGATAAGCATTTGTAAGCTCTCTAAACATATTGGCATCCATCTCTTTAGGCATGAAATCAGTGTTTAGAGTAACTGATACCTCTTCGCTTGCTCGTGCCCACATTGCCAGCCATTGTAAGGTGCGTGTCAATGCGCTTGATGCTGAATGTGCCAATGATGCCAGTACAGCGTTTTCAGCACTGCGATGAATAGCTGCGGCCTCGCCTGATTCTACTGCTCTCTTTTCAGGTGATAGCATACGCGAACCAAGAGATGCCATTTGTTGCTCTTTTTTACTTAACCCCTCTCTTAATTCTTGAAGTCCTTGACCTTTAAACTCTAAATATTCAGCGTGACCATCAGGGTTAGAAAATGTTAATGCTTCTGTACTGCCTAAGTTTATCTTATCGTTATCATCAAGGATAACGCCAAAGAACACAGGTGTCGGCAATCCTGTGAACAATAGGCCATGAGTATAGCAAGCGTCATATCTGTAATGGCTGATATTAAGGTTAACTAAGTCGAGTAATAGTGGTTTTTTAATATCGCTATCAAGGCCATTCACGCTGTCAAATATAAACGGTATCTCACGAATAGGCGCATTGTTCATCAATGGGAATAGATCATTGCCAACTTGAACATATCCGCTTTCTTTTTTCTCGTACACACGCACACGATAGCGACCTTCAAATAAATCAAGCACACGGATTAGATCAACGCTCTTATACTCGAACTCGTCAACCTGTACCTCTTTGCACTCTTTCAACTTCACCATTGACAGCATCTGTTTGTTATTGATGCGTTCATAGCGCCAGTCTAGGATTGATTCAGTCTTATAGATTGTTGCGTATGGCCTAAGACCGAGCGTCTGTGCTTCGGCTACGGTTAAGCCAATAGTCTGTGTACTAGGGTAATCAATCAGAATCCCTACGCGACTAACGCGCCCTAGTTCATCAACCAACTGCTCGGCAAATGCCATTAAGTCACTACCAGCCATGTCTATATCATTGATGATAGGCTCTAATGCTGCTGGATATACTAGCTCTGGCTTCTTACGGAATATCAAGCCTGTCATGCCATCCAATGTGCGACCACAAGCATTGAAGTATGTCGCGCGTAGTTTATAAGAATTATAAAACTTATTGCTCCACGATTCAGAAGGGCTTGGCAGATAGGTTTCACCGCCCTCATGCACCCATTCCTGCCCATCAATAGCATCACGGCATTTCTTCCATATAGGCTGCCATTTATCATATTGTGGGTTTGTGGTATCTAGCATCTTTTATCCAATAGTTTTTATCCGTTGCATTGTTCTAACGATAGGGAACTCGTAAGCGATAGGGTATGTGCTTGCATCGTTTTGATGATCGAATCCGCCCTTCTTATCAGGCTCGCCGTTGTCATCGTATGCTTGCTGTTCAAAGTTACTTGCGACTGTCGGGCATTCTTTAGCATTTACCCATAAGTGACCAACTTCAAATTGTTTGTTGGTAGAGTTAATTCTGTCTTTTACGGCAGGGTTTAAGCTATGTGCTTTTACTTCAAAGCCAGCCATTCTCAACAATGCAATATCAGAAGTGCTTGCATTATTAGCTTCTCGATTCTTACCAGTAGCATCAGGGTAAACAATCATTCTGTGGCCTTGATACTTTTCTTTAATCACACGTATCATGTCTGGCGTGTCTAGCAAGTCTTTAAGCTCTGCGACTGCATGCCATCCATTAGGGCGTACTACATAAAACGTAGCAGCCATTTTCTGCACGTTAAAGTCCATGCCAATCCGCAATATGTCATTAGGCTGGATTGTTTCTGTGCTGTTATGCGTTACACGGTTATAACTGCGATATACAGTACCGCTAGTAAGATTTACAAACTGCCCACGGAGGTAAGCATCAATCAAAGCCTCTGGGTAAGTATCAATCAGCGATTGAATGTAATCCTCTGGCAGATTAGCTTCGTTCTGGTATGTGCTTGCCTGGACTAATCCATAGCTGTCAGCTAACTTAGGATTCTTTTGTATTTCTTGTACAAATAATCGATATGTTTCTTTAAAGCCTTCTGGTGTAGTAGTTACATCAGCACCATTCTTAATAGCGCCATCCATCCAACGCAAACGTGCAATGATTTTGCGCCAAGCCTCTTTAGCCTTTTTAGCATCAAGCACATCAATTTCATCAATGTGTGCATGACCAATTTTGAAGCCAATAATAGTGCTAGGCTTTTCCATTGATCGGCATATCGTAGTTCCACGATAAAAACGCCCATTGTAGATATGAACTTCTTTGTTACTTTCCTTAATATCTACTCTCAAGCCCATGTAAAAGGCTACTTCTTCAATAGTAGGAAAGTAAATGTCTCTTATCTGTGGGTATGTAGGTGCAAAGTAACCCTGATTAACCTTTGGATGTTCCCAATAATGCGTTAATGACGATACGCAACCTGTAACAGACTTGCCTGTACCATACCCTGCAACTAAAGCTCTATATTTTTGAGGTAAATTAAGAAACTGTGATTGAGGAGTATTTAAGTTAAAATCAAGCTTTAGGCTTGCTTGCATCTTTTACCCCTATGATTACTGTAGCTGGCTGCACCTGTTCATCATCTAACTGCAATTCGCGTTCTAGTTTCTTAGCTGCAAGTTCATCTAAGTAAGATGGGTGTTTATCAGCCCATCCGAAGTTTTTAAGTGCAAATATAGATGATGCTGAATTACTGCCTACAATTAGCCTGTTTTCGTATTCCTGCTCGACTAATAGTCTTGCTCTTTTTACCGAGTCGGTAAATTCAGGATAATTCTGATATTCGTATAATGTATCTTTGCTACAGAAACCTAATGCCAGAACCATTCCTGTTAGCGTTATTGGCTTTGGTTGTGCTAAATCCTGACAAGATAAAATGTATTGATCGACTAAAGCGTCAAATTCTATAGGTGATGAAAATAACCTCGGTCTGCCCACTGGCTTTTTCTCAGCATCCGCCTTTTTTTGACGGCTCTTAGTGTCCGTCATAATTGAGCCTTACTTTTCTTCGTTGTTAAACCCATCTATCGGGTCTTTTAATAATTCGTTCATGTGTTCTAGCTTCACGCTAAAGTCTATCGTTGCATAGTTGTCAGCGTATGTAGTGCTGCGTTTAGTAGCGATTATGTCGCCTGTCACATCGTTGGTTGCTGTGTTGTCTGCCATGGTTACCTCAGAATATAGGTGCTTTGTGCCATTCAGGTAGCACAGACCTGATGTGATTAGCTTAATTGATCGGACTAAGCTGTAATGGCTATCAGCGTTATTCAACTGCGTACAGTCAGGCTGAATAAGTTAGCCGATGCTTTCCTCAATATAAGCAGTTAAGAGGCATCAGTTATAAAGTGAACGGTTTTTTATGTGAACCGAAAACACAATGCCTCTCTGGGCATATAACCTCTTAACGAGGAATAAAAAAAAGCCCACCACCGAGAATCCCCAATAGTGAGCTTAAAAAAAGAAAGGCTCATAAATAGCCCGCAGTTGAGAGTAAGCTAGTTATGAGCCGTGGTAGCTCCAATCACGTTGGAGTGTTCTATTCTTTCCGGAGTCAACAACTCAGGCATAAGCCTGAATTATCACGTTTTCACGGTTGATTAGATTGTAATTCATAAAATAACACAACATATTGATAATGTAAAGCGATAATTTAGCTTATTTAGCGTTTATTATTTTTCTTAGCCATTTAATACCGCCTAATAACTGAAACTTTAACCAATCTGCATCTGTAAGCCTGATTGTATGAGATTTTGCGGTATTTTCTTTTTTTGGCGCACCTGAATTAATGCGCTTTCCGCCTCTAGTGTGCTTCACTAAAATCACCTTGTTTAAATAAATCAGCTATGCCAGTGATCTGCTTTAATCGTAACAGTTCATCTTTATCCATACCAACGTGCTTTAATATCCATGCGTCACTCATGCCTGATTTTGTAAGCTCTGCCACGATGTTTGACATTAACTCAATAGAATGTGAACCCCTGGCTCGATTGTGTCGTATTGTTGATGCCATGCGGTTTGATTCGTCTTTTGCAATCACCACAACTGGCAACAATCCATTTTCACGCTCGTAAATACGCTTGCTTGTTTTTAACGTAGTGTATCTATGATAACCATCCACGATTTCATAAATATCCTCATCTGGTATGTAATAAGCTACTACTGGCATAGTATAACCATCTTCCCATATAGACATTTCAAGCAATGCCATTTCAGGTGGCGCAACGCTGTTAGGGTTGTAGCTGTTAGCTCTGATTTTATCTAATGGCACTGCTATTACGTTATAAACTGGACTTTTCATAAAATATTCCTGTATTTAGTTTCGGCTTCTACTCTTAATTGTGTTTCTGTTTTTGTTGCACTAAATCCCATGTATTTGCATAAATGATCGTTTTTCATAATGCATACACACATTCGTTTGTAAGTTGGTATTTCTCTGAATTCCTCAATATCAATGTCATCTTGATATTCCATGCGAACTGGCAATTTATCTGTTTTGTAGTTGGTCTTTGTTTCTACTTCAATAGGAATATTCAGTTCCTTCAATTTCTGTATCAACTCCATAGAAAGGCAGCCGCCTTTGTCTTTCCAAAAATCTATGGAGACTTGAAGCTTTTTTCTGTAATTCTCTGCGGCCTCCGTTGGCAATGTAGCCAGTAAAAATTCCATGTAGCTTTTCCATGTATGGCCTTTAGGCAACTTAATATTGCGCCATCCCATTGCAGTAGTGCCGCCATACAATCCAGCGAAGTTTACGCCATTAGTTCGGCCTACCATCTTTCCCCAATTACTAGGGTCAATTACTTTGTATAGCTTTAAATTCTCAATACCGCACTCATGAAAAGGTGAAGCAACTCGCATTTGATGAATTGATAATCCAGCCATATAAAACAAGTCATACAGCTTGTTATAATCCCATGCAAATTTACCGTTAGCTGTCCAAACATCCTCTGTCACCCAATCATAAATTGGATATGCGTTATACACATTCTTAGACATTTTAAGTGTCCACTTTAAGCCTTGATATTTATTCTGGTTCTTTTCGCTGTGAATAGCTCTCCAGCGATCAAGACTTTCTTGTGTTCTAATCCCTACTAAGCAACAAGTTTTCTTTGCCTGTTTTTTTTCGTGATACCAAGTTGCAAAACGTTCCTGTAAATCATAGTCACGCATACCTTTAACGAACCAATCAAACTCATGATTAGCTTCATTGATTGATATTTCAGGCAGCGGTCTAACCCATAAATCTTTTAAATCAGCATCCCACGGAATCCAATAGCCTTTATCCATCGTAGTAGCGCAACTGGCAGCAATAGGCAAACATATACGATAAACATCAATAATGTCACTATTTTTTGATAATTCTAAATCGACATAATCCGTAGTCATTTGGTATTGCGCCTCATAGTCAATATGAAACACACCTATACGTCTATCAAGATTATTTTCACGGATATAGTCTATGGCTGTGTTTAACAATATGCCGCTATCTTTACCACCTGAAAATGACACATAAATATTATCAAATTCATCAAATATTGTTTTAAGCCTTGCTTTTGTTGCTTCTAGCACGTTCATCTAGTTCTATCCTTTTTAGCAAGTTATAGGCTTGCGATTTTGGCTTAGATAATCCTAAGCTGGTTAATGCAAAATCATTTCTTAGTATCGCTTTGCATATCATCCGGTAAGAGGGAACTTTGCACATAGCTTCCAGTACCGCTGGCGCTTCGTCTGGAATCCCCTGTTTGTAACCCTTTTTTTCCCACTTTTGAATATACTGAATTATTTTGTCTTTCATTCCATATCCTTATCGCATTATCAGCCTTTGCATTTGCTTCATCTTGTTGCTGTTTGCTTAAACATCCCCAGGCAATTCTTGTTAAATCCTCTGGGCATTCTAAAGCCATACAACAAGCTGCGTGACCTATCCATGCTTGCTGATTTACATGAATGTCTGTTAAGTTCTGCTCGCATGAATTAGGCCATTGATCTACTACTTTAAGCATCCATTCGCCATATAATTGTGCGTTACCAGTAAATGTAATTGCCTTATTCAGCATAATGTTTCGTTCTTTGCCAAAAAGCTTTTTATACATACCGTGCATATAATCTTCCCAAACTTCATAGTGATGATATTTCTTAATCATTAATATACACCTATATTTGAAATTTGCAATACTTTAATCAATTATCTTAATAAGTTATCTACCATCTTTATACTTCTTGCCAACTCAATTTCAAACTGGTCTGCCTTAACACGATTCTTTCTGCACCACCCTTGCAATGCTATGTATGGCGTAAAGTAGTTATATTTCAGTATCGCCTTGTTTACATCAGGCAACCTGATAACTACGCGCTCAACTTTCAATGCGTCTATGGTATCTATATGTGGTGTAATTTGTTTTTCTTCCCAACACTGCGGGCATTTATAGCGGCCTTCAAGTGAAGCTGTTACACGATAATGCGGATGGTTTTTAAATGCGCGTTTCCAGTTCTCTAAACGCTCTTTGGTGACTTCTAAAGTATCAAAATCCATTATTTAACCTTCCCATATAAATTATTACCGATACGCTGAATCACATCGAAGTCGTCTTTAGGTAACTTTGCTTGCTGCTCTTTAGTCAACACTAAGCATTTATCACCTTTCCATGCGTTTGCTTTCATCCTGAATCTTTCCTGTTCGTTTGCTGGCGTTTCGTGTCTGCATTCGTAAGATTGAGCTTTAAGCATTGGCTAATCCTTACGCGTTCTATGCCAAAGCGTAGTTTTAGTAAAAAAGTATTTAACTTTCCTTCCGTTCTTTTTGCGCTTATCAATCATTGGCAAGCTGAATTTTTTAGTCCTTACCCATGGCATACATCCGCATAAATAAGCTCTGTTTGAATCATCAAAATGCGCCATGTGGTAATTCTTATGTTCATGCGCTAGACAGAATCGTGTGTTTGTAACTTCACTAGCAAAATGTGTCATCATTTATCCAATCTCTACCTTAGTGAATGACTTCTCTTTATCATGACCTCTTGTAATCGTTATCGGGTCAAATAGCTTGTCGTCTATCTTCATGGCTTGTGCTATGCCATCACACATAGGCTTGCAGCTTGCCAGTAGGTTATCGAGATCGACACAGCGCTTATCCTTACGCACGAATGTGATGTGTAACGGTATCGGCTCATGTGGTATCTGCTCTACGCTGGCATACACTACCTTAGTCATGTAATACGCAACCTCGAAAGCTTCATCTTTAGCTTTTTTGGTGACTGACCAATGTTTACCATTCTTACGATTTGGGTTAAGTGATGGGTCTGGGTAAGGGAGTATTAATGTGCGTTTAAGCATATTTACCACCCAACCTGATTAAATGAGCAGCCAACGTAAACTCTCGGTGATTGCTTTCTGTCATAAGCGATAGCATCGTTTACTTTGTCTTTATTCTGGTTAATGTCATATACGGTTATAAGCTCGCTTTGCAGTGGTTTAAACTCGCTATGAGCCACTAAACCAAGTAATTGATATAACGGATCAAGTGCTGTGTTTTTAATCGCTGTAACCTCACCTGAACCTTTGTTGCTGTTTCTGGTGTATCTAGGTACTTTCGGTTTTTCACCATTCCAATACTTTTCTGATTCTTTTGTCATTTTTTCAAATGCGTCATAATCCAAAGTATTAATTAAAGTCGTATAGTGTTTTGTTTCTCTACCTAGTCTTGATATTTTGAATGACGATTCTTTCAGGTAGCCAAACTGTTTCAAAATCCTTGTATCAAGCAAAATTGATTTTTTACCGATATAAACTAAATCACTGATAATGTCGCATGAAATTACTTTACCTTTGCATACGTCTAAAATGCGCTGATAACGGTCAAATTTTGATAATTGCTTAATAGTCATAACAACCCCTTTTTTATTAGTTTTAATTGTGTTTCTAAAATTGCCTCGTAGTGCGCCAGCTTTACAAAATCACGGTCTAAGTCTGTCTTTACTGCGTTATCAAGTATTTGATGGCAATGAAAGCAAGCGTAAGCACCGTGTATATCGCTATTCTTATGCGCTGTACCATGACCATGACGAACCGAGTTAAGGTGCGCTAAGACTGTTGTAGATGTATCGTTGCGGCATCCTGGCAAACGTACTGTGCAATTCTCACCTTCTGCTGATTTGCGGATTTTGCTCATGCGTACTCCCTAGCTGCAAAACTCACACCGCGCTCACTAGCAAAGCTATATAGCTGCTCCATGTACTCGCTAAATCCATACTTGGTTAAATCCGTAGTGCTACCTGTTAGCGTTCTGCTGCCATCTGGCAAGATTGACCATTTCTGATAACGTGCTGGGTCTTTTACAAGTTCCGCGATATTGGCTTCGTTACCCTCTGGCAGATGTTCACGCTTTAGGTGTTCGTGCCATACTTCCGCACTAAACTGTCTGTTATCAGCCCATACTTGTTCTGATATTTCCGTCAATACAGCCCAAAGCAAATTGTTCTGATCGAGTGAACGTGCCTTCGGTGTTTCTCTAGCGACTATCTCTAATCCGTGACCAAGTGGAAGATTGTTAAGCATGGCAATCGCTGTCTGTTTTTGGGTGTCGCCTACTAAGCGAATAACGCGCTGTGAGAATTTCATTTTCTGAACCAATCCATAAACTTGAAATTGAATAAATCTTGCAACCAGCACCATTGACTAACT